TAACACGATTACAAGGGTTTGACGGTATTACTTGCCATTGTACCGCCGTTGTAAGTATAGATGATAAAATACGGTGATACTTTACGATTGTAGTATCTGCAAGTGTATTATTACTATTGACGGGCTGAAATATATCTTTTCTGTTAAGTGCGGCGGAAAGTTTATTTACTGTATCTTTTGAAATATTCCGCCCCTCATAACAAGCCCTTATAGTAGATACTCCAATATTTGCCGCCGCTGATAAAGATTTTTGAGTGTATCCGGCGGCGGTTACTATTTCTTTCAGATTGGGTACTGCTTTGTATTTTGTGTCAAGTCTTATACCGCTTTCCGTAAGATTATTATAAAACTCCATTAAGTGATGAGGTTGTAATTTACATAGCTTTATATGTCCTAATGCTTGCGTAATGCGTGGTATTAAATCTTTATAGCTTTGCAGAGTACGGACCTTTAATTGACTTTCAGCATATTCTTTAAACCAACGTTCTATAAATTCAGATACTGTTATATTACCGTCTAAAAATTGACCGTTTTGCACTTGTTGTTCAAATAATACTGTTTGTGTTTCAAGTTCCTTTTTTATCTGTCTTTCTGTCATTGTGGGCGAGGGTTTCCACGTTTTAGATTTTATAATCTGATTGCCTTTAAAATCATATCCGGCTGATACTCTTATTTGATATGTGTTACTCCTCTTTCGTACTGTTGCCATTTATAACACCCCCGTTTAATCTTCGTTATAGCCTTTTTCAGAGTCTTTTTTTAACTCTATCATTTTGTTATAGTCACTTAAATTTCTTATTATATCAAAAAATATATATTTAATCTCAAATAATAATAGCTTTGAATATTCATCTTTAAATATAAATTTGCCATTAAGTTCATCAGCATTGTCTATTGTATTGTATGTAAGTTCTTCATCTTCAACTAATTTATTATATATACTATCAGTTTGATAAAGATTTATTAATTTTATATTATTTTCTTTTAATTCTTCAAATTTTTCTAATAGGTCACTTTTTAAAAGTTCATTTATAATTTTATCAAGTATTATTTTTAATTTGATAGGCAAATCAAGAATATTTTCAACTGTTGAAGTTGAAAAGCCTGTTTTATTTGATATGCCTATTTCACTTATATTTGTTGAGGTATTTTCTGTTAAACCGAGTAAATAATCAGCTGAAACATTAAAATATTTTGATAATAGTATAGTTATTTCAGTTTTTATATCTCTTGCACCGGTTTCCCAACGTGTAACAGTTTCACGTTTTACATTTAAAGCGTGTGCTACTTCATCTTGAGTTAATTTTTTTGATATTCTTAAATGTTTTATTCTTTCGCCTATTTCTTTGTACATTTTTGTCACCTCATATAAATAAATTATTCAATAGTGACTATTTGGAACAATTTAAAAATAAAGTACCAAAACTATTGACTTTATAAAAATGGTACATTAAAATATGATTGTACCAAAACTATTATAACAACTACTATAACTACTGTCAATAGAAAGAGAGGTTTTTATTTTATGTTAAATGCAGAAGTAAAAAAAGAAATTAAAAAAAATGGCTTTACCTTATGACAAATAGCGGAACAGATAGGAGTAAGCGAAACATCAGTAATAAGATGGTTACGTTCAGAGCGTGACTGTCGTAATCAACAAAAGGTTATGAACGCTTTAAATGAATTGAAAAGTAAAAAGGGAGTTTAATAAAATGTCAAATAATAAAATAACTTTAACGGCTATAAAGCCGCCGCATATGCGAGGAATAAAGCAAGCAATAGAAGAAATAAAGCAAGCTGACCCGTACACCGCATTAACGGAGCCGGCTCTCCGCCGCCTTATAATTTCAAAAGAGATACCCTCCGTAAGAGTGGGTACAAAATATTTAATCAATATGGATATACTTAATAATTATCTATGTGGTGGAACGACTGAAAGCAAACCGATAACCGCCGCCGGAATAAGAAAAGTGTCCGAGTAAATTAATATGATAGATTATACAGAGTATATAAAAGAAAATGTAAGTATAATTGATATTGTAGAACGTGCCGGAGTAAATTTAAAGCACAATAAGGCTTGTTGTCCGTTTCATCACGAAAAGACTCCATCTTTTTCAGTACACCCAAAGAAAAATATATTCAAGTGTTTTGGTTGTGGTATAGGTGGAGATGTTATTGAATTTACAAGAATGTTTTATAATACTGATTTTATCGGGGCGGTTAAAATTTTAAATACTGAGTTTAACTTAGGTATAGAATTTAATAATAAAGTTAGTATTAAATCGGCGGAAAAAGAAAAGTACATAGAAAAAGGACTGAACAGAGTAATAAATAAAATATATGTGAGGCGGTTTAAATCTGTTGAAATGGCTTTAATTGCGTATTATAGAAGATTACATCAGATTATAATATATTATATTCCGCCGCATAATATGAGTTTATGCAAGCTTAAAAGTGAATATATACAAGCTTTAAAAGATATTGACCGAATAGAGTATTATTGTGATATTATGCTTTATGGGGACTTTGAGGAAAAGAAAAGACTTGTAGAAACGGAAGAGGTGAAAAAGATTGAACGAAAGTATAGCACAAAACAGTGATGAACTTGAAAACATTTTTACAAGTGCTTTTTTACAGTATGAAGAACAAAATGTAATAGAATTATTAGATAGCATATTTGATAAAAACAGTGCAGAAATGATTGAAACCTGTTTAAATATTGCAAAATCGGCGGCGGAAAAGTGTAAAGTTAAAACAAAATTTAATAATACATTAAAGCATTATAAGAAAGATTTCGCAATTCAAAAAAGGTTAGAAATGTGTACGGGAAAAATAACAATAAAAAATATTCCGAAAGATTATACCGAACTATTTAATAATTATAAATGTGGTAACTATATTGTAGATGATACGGGAGTATATAAAGTAATTGAAACCAAAGAGGGTGATATAAATACGGTGTTAATATGCAGCCACCCAATTTTAATAACGGCAAGATATATAAATATAAACGAGAACACCGAAACAGTAGTAATTGCTTATACAATCGGTGATAAGTGGAATTTTATAAATGTAGAGCGTGAACGAATTGCAAGTAATACTAAAATAGTTAATCTTGCAAATTTCAGCATTGATATTACATCAGATACCGCAAAGGATATTATAAAATATTTGCAATATATATTACAAGTGAATAGTAGTAATATACCAATATATAAAGCTGTTAATAGACTTGGTTGGGTAAATAATGAGTTCGTACCGTATTCGGATAAGATAAAATGTGACAGTGAATTGAACTTTAAAGATATTATAAAGCAGTTAAAAAGTAAAGGTAATTTTGAAGTATGGCAAAAACATTGCTTGCTACTTCGTGAGAATATTTATTTAAGGCTTGTAATGGCGGCGAGTTTTTCCGCTCCACTTATAGAGCGTATAGGTGGTTTACCTTTTATTGTTCACCTTTGGGGCGGAACAGGAACGGGGAAAACAGTAGCTTTATGCGTGGCTGCAAGTGTTTGGGGAAAAGGTGCATATAACAATAATGCTTTAATACAATCATTCAGAGGAACAGAATACGCATTAAGTGAGAAAGCGGCTTTTCTTTATTCTTTACCGGTTATTATTGATGAGGGGCAAACCGTTAAAAATAAAGATGATTTTGATACCTTAATAATGAATTTAACAGAGGGTAAAGGAAAGATACAAGGCTCAGCAAGCGGCGGCATAAAAAAGCTTAGACATTGGGCGAACTGTTTTATTACGACAGCCGAAGAAAATATTATAAAGTATAATAGCGGCGGCGGAACTTCAAACCGTATTATTAATATAGCTGCACAAAGTAAGATTATTAATGACGGTCATATTACAATGCAGATAATAAGGGATAATTATGGCTTTGCCGGAAAGAAATATATTGAATATATAAAAAAATTACCTCTTGAACAACTAAAAAACAGGTATGACGATTTATTTGCAAAGTTAAAAGACAATACGGATAGTACAGATAAGCAGCTTATGGCAATGACATTTTTATTATTATCTGATGAATTATCAGAACAATGTATTTTTAAAGGTGAGAAACATTTAAGCATAGAAAATATTAAACCTTTTCTTACTTCACAAAAAGAGATTGATAATTCTGAACGTGCATATAATTGGGCTGTAAATTGGGTATCGCAGAATATGAACAGATTTAAAGACTCAATTAATAATAATGGGGAAGTATGGGGAAAAATAAAAGATGATGTTGCGATAATAAATAAAAATGTACTTACCGAATATCTGCAACGTGCCGGCTTTGATTATGGTGCGGTTATGCCGGAACTTGCAAAGAGGAACAAACTAATAAAAACACCTCAAGGAAAATGGTTACATAGTATGAGTGTATACGGTTGTAAAGCAAGTTATGTACAAATGATTTTAAATGACAATGAATATCTTGAAGTAAAAGATGATGTATCACCATTTTAAATAAATTCTAATAATGTTGGAACTTGTTAGAATTTTATTGGAATGATGTAAAACAATTAAAAACCGCATAAAAACTATATATTTAATAATATATTAATAATAATATATATATATTCTAACATTCTAACGATATTTATATATATGTGCGTGTAAAAAATAAAATGGTATATAAATACATTTTTTTTATAAACGTATATTTATATATACGAAAAAATCGTTAGAATGTTGGAATGGCTGAAAAATGGCTTAGTAGTGCGGTTTATAGGCTCTAACGTAGCGTTGTAACTCATTGGAATTTTTAAGATGTGTAGGGGGTGTAAAAATCTTAAATATATTATTTTTTGTAGACCGCCGCCCCCTTTTATGAGAAAAAACACCGAAGTTTTGACTACCTATTAAGCCGTATAAATGGCTTAAAATAAGGGTTTTAAGAAAAAACTTAAAAAAAGGAAGTGAAAAAATGGGGAAAAGAGGACCTAAGCCCGGAACGGGTGGAAGACCTAAACAGACGATAGATAAAAAATTCAGCAATAAGGCGGCTCTTATGAAAGGTGATAAAGCTGAATTAAATACAATCTGTTTAGTAGACAATAAAACAGCATTATCAATATATAATAATACAATCGAATGGCTAAAGGGTTTAAATTGTTATGAAGACGTTCCTAATCACATTATAGAAGAATATGCTTTATGTAAAGCAAGGTGGCTTGAGTGTGAATTGGAAATACAACGGAGTGGCTTAACGGCTGAACACCCTACAACTAAGAAACCGACAAAGTCATTTTATACTGAAATCAGTATGAATTATTTAAAACAAGCTGATATAGCTTATAATGCTATTGTTGAAATAATAAGGCTCAAATCACCACTTTCCGCCGCTGTAAAAGATATAGACCCAATGGAAAACCTTTTAAACGAAACTAAGGTATAAAGGGAGGTGTAGAATGAAAAAATTAATAAACGATTATAAGAATGGATTAGATGAAATATCTGTACTTTTGCAAGAATTAAGAGCATATACAACTATAAAAGGTTTGGATAAAAAGACAATAGAAGATATTATAAATCATATAGAAAATATTACTGATGAATTATGTAATATACATTTTAAATCTGATTCATTTCCGGAGTGTACAAGCATAGAGGAAATGAAACTATATAGAAAAATATCTGAAAAATTGTATAGTTCATTACAAGAATATTGTAATATAGTTATTAAAACCGATTTTGAATATATGTTTAATGATTTACAAGAAGATAAGCTGAATAAAACATTCCGCCGCATTTCTGAATTATTTGCGTTGTCTATGGGATTTATTACTTCGGCAAAAAAATATTGTAGAGATAATAATATATTTGATTTGATGATATATAATTCTTAAAATTTATAAAGTTACAGGTAGATTTAACAGGAGGACAAAGAAATGGAACAATTAAAAGCACTTCAAGAACAAGTTGAATATTTGACAAAATTAATTAAAGAACTTGTAAAACCGGATATATATGATTATATAGATGAAAATATGCCGGAATGGGCAAGAAAGCCTGTTCAAGCGGCGGTAGATAAAGGCATTTTAAAGGGTGACAAGGAAAACGGTTGGGGACTTACATATGAAGATTTAAAAGTTCTTACTTGGATGCATAGAACAGGTATATTTTAAATTATTACTCTGTTAAAAAAAGTTCAGAGAATATGCAATTATAGCATATT